AGATTGGACATTTTTCTCTTTTGACCAGTTCTCAATTGCTTCCAACATCAGTTTACCAGCACCACTACCTCTGGCTTCCGGTGTAAGCCACCACCAGAGTTCCTGCACAACCCGATGAGATGGGTTAAAATACAAAGGATATGCCAATGCAGCAGTAACTCCCACAATCACATTGTCTAACGTAGCCACCCAAAGCGCAATATCTGGATTATTAAGAGAATTCTGAAGAAACGAGTAACAGCCCACATCGTCAAACTCAGCCACTCCATTCATGGGGGAAGCCTTGTGAAAATCCGACAGCATTATCAGATAGATCGGTAGATCCTCTTCTGTTGCCTTTCTAACTTGTACGTTTTTCATTGTTGAGCCTGTGTTACGTTTACCACGACTGCTGGAGCCGCTGGTGCAAAAGCTGTGGCAGCTACCGCATCAAGGGTTACGTTTGTACTGTCAGCCGGTTTATAACCACTCCAGACAAACGCGTCATGGATGTTGGTGTAAACCTTATTGTGTTCAAATCTAATCATACAATACTCGTAATCACACCATTAACCACAGTAACGGTTTTAGGCGGCACATCAGCGGTTGTAAATGATCCACTGGCACCAGTAGTTCCCGCTGCTGCAATAGTAATAGAACCAGGCCCGTTAGTAATGGTGATATTGGCACCCTGAGTTAATGTTGCGTTTTCCCAACGTCCTTGACCGGCATCATAAATTAGCAAATCGCCATTAGCGGGAGATGTTACTTGCACATCGCCTTCATATTGACCCAATTTGCCGCCAAATGTAGGACGTATAAATAACGAGCCAGAGCTTCCTGCGCCAGCATTAACCACGGCACATACTTGAATCTTGGCATTTGGTGCAGTCGGTACAGTTTTAGTCAGGCCACCGGCAACAGCAGGATTGTAGTACAGGATTTGTCCATCAACCCATGATTCAGCGCCACCTGTTGTATTGATACCACGAATCAGGCCAAATTGAGTTACATAGCCAAATGCGTTATTGGCAATGTTTTCAGTAGCAATTCCCATAATATAGGATGCTGTTTCAGCGGTTAGACCGGTAGCTGGAGCGCCTGTTAATACACCAGATGCACCAAGCGTTCCTGTAAACATGACAACTTGACCTTCTGTGATAGCAGAAGATGCCTTGATTCGATAATAGATTTCTTCGCCAATCTGTTGAATGGCGTTATCGCCAGCCATGCACAAACTGAGCGTTTGAGTGCCGTCAGCATTATCCCAGTACAATCGGCCTGTTTGCCGATCGGGTGTCGTCGCTGTTGTGTTGAAGTCAATATAGGTTGGCGCAGCAACGTAGCCAACTACATTGACATTACGGCCAGCATTGACATCGCGCACAGCATTAACGTCATTACCCGCGTTTACGTCTACATCAGCATTAACATTGTTGCCAGCATTGACATCGCGTACAGCATTGACATCATTACCAGCGTTTACGTCTACATCAGCATTGACATCATTACCAGCGTTTACGTCTACACCCGCATTGAGATTAACATCGGCTGTAACACTACCCGTGGTGCGAACATTAGTTCCATCAAATGTAAAATTCAATGTTGTTGTCATTTTGTACGGGGTTTCGGCCCATACCACACCATACTGAATGATTGATGTATTTCCCGTACCGCCTCGATCTACTGGAGCAGCGCCTCCAGTAGTACCACCTGTTGCGTAAAATAGATTATAAAAATATCGATACCACTCGCGAGCCATGTATCCGGTACGCTCATCAATGATGGGTACTCGTGGTGGGGTGATTTGAGTAATATTGGGTGGATTAGGCATTTGTCGGTGTCACAAAAAGTTCCGCACCCATGATTGTTGTTTTGACTGGATCGGTCATGGAAATCTCATAAACACGGTCACGGATCTTTTCAGTCATACCGAGTCTACGCCAAATGGCACGACGGCCATATTGACCAATTTTGCCGATCTTAACCCAGTGCTCATTGGACCAAGTGTGACCGCCATCATCTGACCAGCGTAGCATCACCTCTGGATCATCACCTTGTCCAAGATTTAAACCGACACCGGACTCAATATCTAACTGTAGGCTGTGTTGAGCAGTACGATTTAGATTGTTCTGACCAGTCGGCAATGCACGCCAGCTACGCAGCCAGCGTTGAATACCACCATTATCGGTATAAGTATCCAGATCCAGCGTATAAATGTTACCGTTCTCAAAATCACCGACTACTGTATGATTTTGGAAATTGCACATATTGTCAGCACGCTGTCGAGTAAATTCACCTCTTGAAAAACCAGCGCGTTCATGCCATGCGTTAGTCGCAGCATCGTAAACCCATGTTGTGTTAGCAGATGGGAAGTTCAATACATAAAAGCTGTGCCCGTCTTGTTGATATGTGTAAGCCGTGGCACTCGTTAAATCGGGATACTGCTGGATCTGCCATTCGACAGCGTGGGTTGATACACGTTGACCCTTGTAACCATCAGCACGGTATACGATACCATCACCACGAGGGTCTGTACCCAACCAGAAAATGGAATTGTCTAATTTCTGAATAGTCCAAGGCGACAAACAACCGATTTCGTTAAAAGCGCCTTGAATCGGAGCAAGTGGAAAATCGGTACCACCTGCGTCATACCAGACTTCCGTGGTATCAGTACCAAACACCCACAATTCTTTGTGATCATTGATGATGCCAACAACACCATCGGGCGAACCTTCAGCACTGGCAAAGTCTAGCGGTTCTACGGATGTACCATCTAGCAGCTGCGATACCCAGATTTTCTGGCTATTTGGCTCGTTGAACACAAAATAGCCATCCAGATAACAAACTGTTGTAGCCCCTTTAAAATCAAAATCCGTTATTTCAGCAAATACGCCAGTTGACTCATTGTAGATATACCCATGTATTCCGCAGGCAATGAATAATTGAGTACCATTATCTGCAATAGATACTGGACCGGTACCAGAAATATTGCCGAGTTTGATTGGCGTACCGGTCAAACTGTTAAGTTTGTAAAACTCGTTACCCGATGCAACGTAAAAGTCATCGCCACGGGTCTGATGTGACCATAGACCACGGATCGGCCCTGATCCTACAGTGTTCTGAAACTTTAAACCCGGACAGCGGTTCAGAAAGGCAGGCTCTTTGCCGCCTTCCGGTACGATTTCAGGAAACAAATTGACCATTCGGGCGTCTGCGGCATTGACGCTCCGAGCGACGTAGGTTGATCCGAGGATGGGCGTTTTCATCAGTAGTTATTGACGTAGATGTTGTAACGCTGCTGACGGGCAACCAGCGGGTACGGAAGCGACATTACATCGTCAGGATTATTGATGCGCTTCAGGTTACGCTTGCTGGTCATGGCGATGCGCTGCACCGTCTGAGGCGGTTCTACACCGAACTCATTGGCGATTTCACAGGCCAAATTGTACTTAAACGCACGCAAGTAGCCTGGTGGGAAAGCCAGAGTCGTGGACAGCGATGCTGGTTGAGTCAGCTCTTGTACCGAGATGAAGTGAAACTCAAGCGTCGAGTTAGGTACCGGATAAACAAACATCTCAATGTCAGGGTACGTCATATTGACGAACATGACCTGCGGATACGTCGATTGCACGGTTTTAACAGCGATCCCGTCGTACATCTGCTGATTGATCAGCTTGATGCCGTAGGACACGTTGTTGTATTTGAAGTAGGTTGCATCGTCCACGAGGATCGGACGATTGCCTACAAAGTCACCTGTAGGACCAAGGGTGCGGCTAAGCGCACCAGCAGGCCACGTGAATACTTGATCTTGGGTTGAGAATACCGACAGACGCTCGGTATTCCACGAATCGATCATCTGATTCAGGGCAGTCAGCGCATCCTGCGCTGTATCTGCCGACGGCTGCTCACCCTCAGCAAGCTGCCCAATCAATCGAAGTGCTGCGTAGATTTGATCTGCTGCTGTGGTGACTGCCATAATCAGACCTCTTTATTCTTGCGCGGACGCCCTCTGCGTGCGGGTTCCAGCTCATTTACCGGTTCTTGCAGGAAAGCCGGAATCTCAGCTTCTTGCTCAATTTCGTCTGGATTATAACGCATCCAGCCATTTTGCTCATCATACTCGGCTTCCAGTTCCATTGTAGCAACTTTAGCACCGTGGATGGGGTGTTTCAAATAGATATTAGGCATATTTTGAGAAGGGGGCCGAAGCCCCCATCCTTGCTAATTAAGCAACAACCGGATATTCCCATTTGCTGCCAACGGAGGTAAACAGCTTACCTGCGCCAGTAGCGTTAGTGGTCGTAGCCAGCGAGCCAGCTGGAGCAGTCGTAGTCGTGACACCGGCAGTAATAGCCGTGGTCAGAAAGTACAGACCAGCTGTTGCGTTAGCAGCAGCGGCAGTACCACTCGACGTAAACGATGCACCAGTTACAGCACCTGTAGCAGCAACAGTCGTAGCAGTTACACCAGCCAGCGCAGAAGTGCCGGTTACTGTAACGCTATCAAACTGAGGATCGGCGTAAGCAACGCCAGTAGATTTGGTATTAGGCATGATGTTCCTTTCAGAGGAAGATGCCCCGCCGAAGCGGGGCTACCTGATTAGGAAATAGCAGCGTACTGCCACTTAGCGCCGTCCGAAACGAACAGCTTGCCCTTACCGGTTGCGTTGCTAGTGATAGCCATCGAACCAGCCGGAGCCGAAGTAGTAGTGGTGTTAGCTGTGATAGCAGTGTCAAGACCGTGGAATTGAACGCCGCCAGCGAACTGAATGACAGTACCGCCAACAAGTTTAACTGCATCGGTGTTACCGTCGGTGAACTGGTACGGACCAGCGCCATTTGCAATAGCCATGATGATTCCTTTCAATAATTTAGTTCAGAACGGGGGCCGAAGCCCCCAATTCAGATTAGCCCCACATGCGGACGGCCATTTGCGGACGGATCGTGCTGTAGCCGTACAGAACGTCGATACGGCAAGGCATACGGTCGTTGTTGATGTCGTACTGACGAACAACACGGAGCGAGATGCCGTTGTGAACAGCACGCGAGGCCATGTCAACACCCTGCGGCAGCAGGAGGTCAGCCGTGGCAAACGTGATGGCGTCTTTGTGGTAAACCAGGTTCTGAGCGTACTGAGTCGAAGCAGCACCGACGAAGGTAACAGCCTTGCTGTTGCCCGGCAGAGCGTCAACGGTAGCCAGAGCTTGACCAGCCGAGTAAACCGGAGCAACAGTGATGCTGCCAGCGCCCGAACCGTTCAGAGTCACGTCAGCCAGAGCAACGAACTGGAACAGCGAACCGGTCGATTCACGAGTCTGCGGGTTGACAGCGTAGCAGTCAGCAACCGTGAACACGTCACCAGCCTTAACCGTAGCGGCGTTACCAGCACCAGTGATGGCGATAGTCGTTGCACCTTCGGTCGTAACAGCAGCCGACGTCGTGCCGCCAGTGGCAGTACGCGAACCGGTGGTGAACTGCTTGATCGACTGGCTCATGTTGATTTCTTCAAAGCCCAGAACACCGGTACCCATCAGGCCGTTCTTGAACTGGCGCGAGATGGTGTCGGTTGGGTTGAAGAGACCCTTCATGCCTTCAACCAGGCCAGCGTTGGCGGCTGGGTTGACGGTCGCATAACGCGGCGACATAACGGCAGCGTTTTCGTTCAGCTTCTGTTGAGCTTGCAGCAGAACCAGCGACGTAGCAGGCGTAGTACCAGGGGTACCAACCGAGTTACCGATGGTCTTGTATGCGTTGGCAACGTCAGCGTCGATGCTCGAAGCCAGCTGCGAAATACGCGGCTTCAAAACACGCTCAGCGAAGTCATCCAATTGCAGAGTCAGTTCGGCAGACGTAAAGTTTACGCCGATGTGCTTCTGCGAAGCAACAGTCAGGGTGGTGTACTGTTCGTTGTCGCTTTGAACTTGCAGAGCGGCACCGTCAGTTACCAGAGCGCGGTCCGGCAGACGGATACGCAGAGTCGAACCAATCTTGGCACCTTCAACAGCAAAGCTGTCGTCGTACTGACGGTTCACGTTACGGGTGATTACCAGGTTGTTCTCGAGGATTTCGAGTGACTTACGGGTAATCA